CTTCGCAACCTTTGGCAGCGCATATTCAACAAAATGACGTACCTCTAACCTCTAAAAGTTAAACCCTTTAAAACGGATAAGAAATGGCAAAAGTTAAGTATTATGCCAAGGAGAATTCCTCTATCGGAACCCATTCTTTCTATGCCGTACCCATCCCCAACGGCACGCTCACGTTTGACGTTTGAGCTATCCCGCCAAACGGGATTGCGGCGTAAGCCAAAGGGCAATATATCCCCCCTGCATTATAGCCGTCCCCCGATGGGCGGGGGACTCTAAACGTGGCAACCGCCGAGATGCTGAACGCTGCCAACGGCAAGAGCCGACTGGGTTGCACGGTAGCCGCCAAGTTCAGCCGCCAGTTCTCCGACGAGGTGAGTTGGCAGAAGGTTGACCCGCAGGCAGCTGCCGCTGCATCTGGCGAGGAGGACATCACCGAGGGTGGCGACAATCAAGGTGGCGGCAACCAGGGCGGCGGTACGACTGGCGGGGAGCTGGAGGGATAGTCCGACCACGGATTTCACGGATTAAACGGATTGAGGTACTGGCAAACGTCAGCCCCTCTTTAATTGAAGGAACTATGTTTGGAAAGAAGAACGAGACAAATGACCGATATATTGAAGGTATGAGTACGGGAGAGGCAAAAGCCTACACCCGTATCATTGACGTTTTAGAAACGCATCCGGCGCAAGAAGATGCCTACGTGGTTCTGATGGCGGTCAAGATTCTATGCGAGTATGAACTACGGGGAAATCCGTATGCAAGAAATGTGATGTTATTCAAACGTGAAACAAAGGAACTATGAACGAGAAGGAGATTATGAACGAGTACGGCGATTGTACCCGTGAGCAAATGCTGGCGTATCTGACGAAGATTCAAAACCTTCAGAAGAAAGCGGCAGGAAAGATGACGGTGGATGTGTATCTGTTGCATGACAGCGGCGCGATATTCGGCGGTGTCGTGCGAGAGCCACAAATCAGCATCTGCGTGACGATCATGGACGTGTACGACCATGAGGACTATCAAAAGAGTTGGGACTTGTACCAATTCTATCCCGCTAACAAGAACGATGAGCTGTTTGCCGACTTCAAGAAGGACATCGAGCAGTTCATCAAGGACTTCGACAAGGAATGGAAGCGCAGACGCGCTAACTACATCAAACGATACGGAAAGGATTGTGTATGATTAAATCGAAACTTATCATCAAGAACTACACCCGTGACTTCTTTTGCGAAGACTACGAGGACGAGTTTGAGTTGGTGCCGTTGGAGGGGCGGAGCGATGTCTTCGAGTTCAAACATGACGGTTGCAACGTGGCGACACTCGACAAAGACCAACTGAAAGAATTAGTGCAATACATTCAAATGGCAATATTATGATTGACTTCAAGCAAATGACAGACAACTCGCAGACGGGCGGCAACGGCGGTGCGACTGGCGGGGAGCTGGAGGGATGACCGAAGGGATGTAAGATGGAAGATGGAAGATGGAAGATGGAAGAGGGCTGACGGGTGTCGGCTCTCTTCGTTTTTTTGCTAATACTTGCACGAAAAAGGCTTAAAATGTGTAATAAAGTACACGTTTTATCTTAACAAAGTATAAATAATAGCACTTTTTGAAAGAAAAACGTGTAAATACTTGCACATATTAAATATTTGTTGTATCTTTGCAATAGAAATAATAAAACAAGGAATTATGAAGACAAAGAGAAACAACAACGGTGAAGACTTCAAGACAAGAGTCAAGAAGGCAATGGACATGATGATGTACCAGTCTGTTAATAAGAGTATGGCAATCGCCGCTTGTGCAACCAGCGCAACAGAGGCAATGGAAATGATGAAGTATATCAACGAAAATTTATAATAACTTAAAAGTGGGAGCAACACTATAAACAACGCATCGAAACAATGACACGCAACGAAAGAATCTTAAAGGCTATTGAGAGCGGTAAGCATCACACAAGAGACATCATCGAGGCCACAGGGATGGAGTTAGAGTATGAGGCATTCTGCCTTGCAATGTATTCGCTTGAAGCAGCTGGAAGAATCGTTTGTAATCAAAACGGATTTTTCTTAAAATAACAACACGGGAGGGGCGAAAGCCCTTCCCATTATACATTAGTAACTATGACAGCAAGCCAGTATTTTACAAAAAATAGCGTGATAGCATTCACGAACATGCACCACGGCTCAGGCGACCGCTACGTGTTGCTGGATGATGTGCTGAAAGTATTTGCGGCTTTGGAGCAGAAAGGTACAACCGTAACATTTGACGACGATGAATAAATACAGACTGACAATCGTTGTGGACGTTGAATCTGAGGAATCGGATGTAACCGCCGTACATCTTGATGCTATGGCAGACATAACCGTCTGCGGACTTGCAGAAGACAGCCAGTATGGTGTGGCACATATCAAGCATTATTCATCTCAAATAGAAAAGGAACTATGACAGAAGAACAGAAACAACAGACCCGCGACCGCATTGGGCAGCGCATCGCCACCCTGCGGAAGCTGGCGGGCATGAGCCAGGAACAACTTAGTGAGCGGGCTGGCCTACAACGTACCCACGTCAGCCGTATCGAGGCTGGCAAGTATGCCGTGACGCTCGAAACCATACAAGCCATCGCCGAAGCCCTCGGCATGACGGTTGACATCATCGACCTGAAGTTGCAAGATCTCGCACCATTAAAACGACTGACACCATGACGGAAGAATGGCGCGACATCGAAGGCTACGAAGACAAGTATCAAGTGAGCAACCTCGGAAGGGTGCGCTCACTTGACCGCATGTCGTACCGTAAACTGAACGGGAAGATTTACGACTGCCCTGTCAAGGGTAAAATGCTCACTCTGGTAAAGGACTCCAGCGGCTATCTCAATGCAAGGCTGTGGAAGGACGGCATGAAATCGTTTTTGGTGCATAGGCTTGTGGCGAAAGCATTCATCCCAAACCCCGACAATCTGGAAACCGTCAACCACAAAGACGAGGACATCACGAACAATCACGTTGACAATTTGGAATATCTGAGCGTGGCTGATAATGTCAGATACGGAACGGCAATCGCACGAAGACGTTTATCACAAAGGAAGCCAGTTGAACAGCTGACAATGGACGGCAGGCACGTCGCTTATTACGACGGAATCATTGACGCATCCATTGCAACGGGCGCACCGAGGGAACTGATTGGCAAGGTGTGCCACGGTCGGAAGAAATCGGCTGGCGGTTATCGTTGGAAATTCAAAGAACAATAAATATGATAGACAATCAAGACTATTGGAAGAATAAAGCGCAGTGCCTCTCGGATATTCGAGAGGCACTGCCTCGTTATGCTGAAAGGCTGAACGAGTGCGACGAGCGACTGATGCAGTACATTGAGGATGCCATCAGCAACAACGCGAGCCATGCAAATTTCTATGAGCTTTTGGGCATCCGCAAGGAGTTGCGACTGATGGACAGTTACGACATGGACATCCCCAGGGTGAAGCGCACACTTCGAGCCATTGAGGGCAAATGGGAGAACGGACGGCACGTAAAGGGCGGGCTGCGGTTCGACACTCCACGCGGCAACATGCACGTCCGGCTGATGCCCTTCCAGGCGTGGCTCATCTTCGAGATTTACGCCTTCAAGGTGGACGTCAGCATGGAGCGCGAATACCACGAAGGCGACATGCTGCTGCCTACGGAATGGGTGAAGGATGGCATCGTGTGGGATACCCGACGACTGACACAAGAAAGCCATTGGTTTTTGACTCGTAAATCCGGCAAGACGGAACTGGGTGCAGCGGTCGATTTCGTGGAGGTGTGTTTCCTCGGAGATGTGAACGGTCAGGCATTGATTTGTACGAACTCAGCAGAGCAGAGCCGCATAGCGTTCAAGGCCATCAAGGATTTTGCCATGCAAGTAGATCCGACGTGCTCGAACCGCATGGGCGGGCGTTACTTCCGTCTCACTCGCAACGAGATGAACTGGCAGCCCGGACATAAAATGAAAGGCGAAATCAAGTGCATGGCGGCGGGTAAGACCCCGAAAGACGGCCTCTATGCTTCGGTGGTACATGCCGACGAGCACGGTCAGGCGTGCTATGTCAATGGTCGAAGTGATATGCAAGCAGCTGTAGATACCTGCTATGGCAGCACCGGTCCGCGACGTGAAAAGCTGCTGCTCCACACCACCACCGCTGGCCGGATAAAAGAAGGCCCCTACAAGACGAAGATTGAGCAGGTGGAAGCATCGCTGCTGGGCGAGATGCAATACCCCCTCGGCCAGCGCATCCGCACCTCCGACGACTACTGGTGCGCCTTCCTGCTCCAGCTCGACAAGCCAGAGATAACCGACGACCTGACGAAGCTCGACGACCCCGAACTCTTCAAGAAGGTGAACCGCTCGATAGGCACCACCGTCCAGCCGACCTACTACCGCGAGCGACTGCACGAAGCGGCCACCGGCACCGAGGACACCAAGCAGGAGGTGCTGACGAAGGACTTTAATATGTGGCAGACGGGCAAGGTGACGAAGTGGATCACCGGCGACCGCATCCGACCGCTACAGGTGGCGAAACGGATAGAGGATTGCAAGTACATCGACCAGGGAAGAGAGCGTTGGAAGGTGTTTTGCGGGATGGACTTCTCGCACGGCGACGACCTCTACGCCCACGGCTATCTGGCTGTCGATTACCTGCCGTCGAACACCATGCGCGGACGTTTCTTCTTCGACTGCGATGCGTGGGTGCTGGAGAAGACCATGATGGAGAGCCCGAACCGTCCGCTCTATGAGGAATGGATTGCGGGAGGCTGGCTGAAGGTGTGCCCCGGTGAGGTGTTCGACAGCATCTACAGCGTGAACCGTTTGGGCGAACTGACTGAGCAGGGCGTAAACATCGTCATGTTCAACTACGACCCCGCGCAGAGCGTCCAGCCCATCAACCAACTGAAGGCGTGGCTTCAGACCCTCTTCCAGAAGCAGCGGACCGACCTCTCGGCCAAGGACATTGCCGACATGATTCAGCGCATGGTGGTGCCCATCTCGCAGACCGCCATGAGTCAGAACCCCATCATCGGCCACCTCGAAGAGATGATCCTGCGCCCCGACCCGTGGATTGAGTTCTCAGCGAACCCGATGATACCCTGGTGTTTCGGCAACTGCGCCGTGGAGATGGGCAACAGCGACCTGCGCCGTATCGTGAAGGGCGGTCCCGTGCCGACCCACAAGATAGACATCGTTCACGCGCTGGAAGATGCCCTCCACGGGTTTGATATTACCGAGGGGAGGGTGAGTGAGTAAAACTTGAAAATTGAAAATTGAAAGGAACTATGGTCAAGAAAAATGAAGAGTGGCAAGACCCTGACAGCGGTTATCTGAATTGCATCGGCGTTGGTGATACCTACGTCAGAAAGCAGATGGAGAGAATATTAGGCAGTGGTGATTTCAATGCGCCAATCATCACGAATAGATTTGTGTGCGCAATGGGAGAGGAATAGATTATGGTAATAGGAAGTCATAATAGTTGGTCGTATCTGAGGCCAAGGCGGTGGTGGATGCGATTGATTGCATTTGCAGCGAGGTGTCAGAGAGTGGACATCAGAGAGCAATATCTGAAGTATGGGGTAAGGTGCTTTGACCTGAGAGTGAGGCTCGATGAGTTTGGCCGTCTTGTGGTGGCGCATGGGCCTGTCATATACACGCTTACCATTAACAAAGTCTTTCCCGACCTTGATTGGCTGAACGGGAAGGGTGATTGTTACGTCAGGGTGCTTCATGAGACCCGGACGAAAAGTCAGTACAAGGAAAAATCTGTAAAATGGTTCGGATATTTTTGCAATGCTATACAAGAAACATATCCAAACATCCAATTCTGGTGCGGACGGAATCTCTATGACTGGAAAGTTGATTATCAGTTTGAAGGCGAGGATCCGACGTGCGAGGAAACCTACGGCAGCGTTGTGCCGGGAAAGAAATGGCTATATGGCTGGTGGCCGTGGCTGTATGCCGTGACGCACAATAAGGCTATCAAGGCGCAAGGCACAGCCAAGGACATCTTGCTCATCGATTTTGTGGACGTGGGATAATTAAAAGATTAAAAATTAAAAGATAAAAATATGGCATACGACGATTTTGACAGACAAGAGGCGTTAAAGCGCGTCATGAAGTTTTTGATTATTTGGCTGGCATTTCTGATTGCTATTTCGCTGCTGGCAAGTTGCAGGCAAGTTGAGTATGTGACTGTGGAGAAGGTGCGAATCGACACCACCTACATCACGAAGTGGCAGAAGGACAGCGTGTGGTTACACGACTCAATCCACATTAAGGAGCGAGGCGACACGGTGATGATTGAGCGGTGGCATACGCAATGGCGCGACCGCCTGAGAGTTGACACCATTTATCAGGCGACCCATGACACCATCCCACAGCCGTTCCCAGTCGAGACGATTAAGGAGGTGCCAGCAGAATTGAGCTGGTGGCAAAGGCTACGGTTGTGGATAGGTAATATCGGACTACTCGGAATACTCGGAGTGATAGGGTATTACGGTGTGAAGTTATGGAGAGTGTATAAGTTCTTTTAATATAAATCGCCGTGAGGCGCAAGTCTGCCAGTGAGGGTAGCATACTTTTTTCATAATAATGGTATTAAATTTATTTGTCGCCTCCGAAGGTTTTGAGTAATTACCCTTCGGAGGCTTTTCTTTGAAAAACACAGTAAACCCCAGGCGCATAATCGTGCGATATATAAAAGGTACGATTATGGCAGAATCCAAAATTATTAAATTACATCCAGGCGAGATCGTGACGATCGTCTGCGAAACTTCAAACAACCAGAGCGACACACAGGGGACAGGCACCACTGTGACATCGCCAAGCGACATCACAGATGAAGCCAGTCCCAATGTGTCACAACGTCTGTCATTCGACGAGCTGCTGGCAAAGTTCAATGAGGTGCTGGCGTGGCGTGGCTATAAGGGCGTGACGCAGGGAATGGCAGTGTACGATTATCTCTCGTGGGCCTGTGATTTCGCCAGACGTCAGTACGATGGCGACGTGTGGATGTTCCTACCTTCGACATACCCATTATTGTATGACTATCGCGGCACGGACGAGACTGACATCGACACGGGCTATAACGCGATGCAGTCGTGGCTGATGGCCTCAATATTGGCGGAGCTGGTGCCAGACTCAGGCGCAACCACCAACACCCAAACGGAACTTTTCAAACTCGCCTATGAGATTGGTGGCGGCAAGACCTATCCGCTCTACAACGGCAAGAGTCTGAAGGCTGATCCTTACGCTATGCGAGAGGCTGCATCGGTGATATACGCCATTTGTCGTGGCGATGGTAGCATCGCCGGACAGATTGATACCTACCGCCGTGAACTCGGTGGAAGTCCCATCCCCGCATCAAATTGGGACGGTCTCGGCTACAAGAATACAATGCTTACCGATTCTCAGGGAAGACGCGGCTACCGTATGGACTATCTCGGCTATGCCGTGAACACCGAACTTTTCCTGCCAGACGCACCTGGCCCAAGAGTGCCGACAACGACTGTGTGCGAACTGCCGCAGCCGTGGGAGGAGGGACAGCCAGCATCGCTGTTCAATATGCAGACCGGCAACTACGTGATGGACGAGACGATCAATGACTATTTCGTCAAAAACTACGATATGATGAGTCAGACACCGCTATCCGTATGGAACTCATACCCGCGTGAGAAGCAGAACCGTCTCGTGAATGTCGGAGCCATACCGCCCTGCACATTCATCTATATGTTTGGTCATCAGCGCGTGAAGTTCGACGGCATTATCAACAAATCTTACGACGGCAAGATCACCGCCAAATATTACTGTTTCTCCAAGACATCCGAAGACACGGGACTTGCGCTTGATGGCCCGTTCAGCGACCTTGAAGGAATGTACCGCTACAACACCATCGGCGACCGTGAGAAGTGCCTTGAAGAGGTCGCAAGCATCTTCGACAATTTCCGCTTTCCTACCGAAGATCCCAACTATGGCCGTTGTCGCCCTGGATGTGCTGTATCGCGCACCGTCAAGTCACTTAATCCTGTCAATGGTGCGGCTGAGAATGAGATATACAACGTTGACCTTTGTGTGATGGTAGCCGACAATGTTGAAGGCACTGAGAAAGGCAAGGTTCAGGATGGCTTCGCAGCAGACTCCCCACGTTCGTATGTCAGCGGACATTCCGCACAGATTTGGGGACTTGCGCTGATGCTGACACAGATGAACAACGAAGGAAATTGTGAGCAGTGGATTTGCAAGGCTTTCGAGTATAGCGTCAATCGCAGTGTAGGCAGATTCCATTGGAACAGCGATTGCATCTATGGCCGTTTGTTTGGATCGTTGGCATTACCCATCATTAACGCTATGAGCGGTATGAAGAGCGGACTGGATTCCATCAGGAACTACGTGCTCAACCCAACACCAGCACCGACTGGTAACTGGGACGCGCATATCATTCTCAGGAATCAGACGGGAAGACAGATACAATCCACGGGCGAAGTGCGTATGTACGTTGCCGGTCATGAGGGCGTGAACGTCTATACGCCGAACGTGATGTCAGTTGGCGCGGCCATCACCATCCCCGCAGGTGGTGAATATGCCTACAATACGCAGTGTGTCGGTAACGGCTTTACGCTCGATGACTCCTACGACGGCAAGGTTCTTAACGATGGGCGCATTTATGATGAACGCCATTGGAACAATGCAGACTGGACTCCACCAGCCACCGTCAGCATCGATCCCGCAGGCTCTACCGTCCTGCGGAAATCAGGCGCAACGTACATTCTTGTAATTAAATAAACAACGAATTAAACGGATTAAAAAGATATGGAAATAACACTTGAAGCGATTATCAGTCTCATCGGACTGTTTTTAGGAGGCGGTGGAGGTGCTTTCTTCACATGGCGGTATATGCGGCGCAAGGCAAAGGCCGAGGCACAGCAGGCCGAAGTGGATGCAGCCAAGGACAAACAGGAATACTACCAGCGCATCATCGAGGACGTGTCCAAGGATCGTGACTACTACAAGCAGGAGCGCGATGAGGTGCGCGAACGGATGGATAAAATGGCCCACTCGTTTATGGACTGGCGGCTGGAGGCAGACAAAGACCGCATGGATATGAAGATGGAGATTGCCCGTCTGGGAAGGAAGGTGGAGATGATGGCCCCTTTTATGTGCGGCGACCTTCAGTGCAAGCTCCGCAAGCGCGTAGTTCTATCGGACGAAGGGGTGGCTAAGAAGCCGATGAAGAAGAAGGATATAGAACCGTCAAATGAAGTGGTATGAGAGCAAGCAGCACATTAATTCAGGCGATCAAGAAGTTCGAGGGCGTGTCGCTCTCGGCTTATCAGGACAGCAAAGGCGTGTGGACGATCGGCTACGGCCATACGAAGGACGTGAAGAAGGGCGACCGCATCACGCAGTATCAGGCCGAACAGTTCCTGCGTGAAGATTTGCAACAGTTCGAGGCGATTGCCAATAAGGTGAAGCGCATCGCCACCCAGGGCAAGTTCGATGCCGTGCTCGATTTCATCTACAACTGTGGCCCCGCCAACTTTGAGTCATCGACGCTAAAAAAGTATATCGAGGTCGGCAAGGCGACGTGGGAGATTCAGGAGCAGTTCCTTCGGTGGGTTAATAGCGGTGGGCGTAAACTCGGCGGTCTCGTCAGCCGTCGCATATGGGAGGCAAATAGATTTAATGAATGATCACACGTAATATTTTCATAATTTAAGGTTTTTAGTTTAGTTATTTATAATGTGGATTAATTGTTATAGGTTAGTAGTAATTTAGTAGTTAGTTTATCAAAAGTGTGGGGAGGCAGCGGCCTCCCATTTTTTTTGTAGTAAACCTACGGCGGCATAATGCCCGAAAAGAAAAGGATAAATACATATTTGAATATGGATTGCAAGAACATCATGAAACAAGGAGAAGAGGCGAAGTATGCCATGCGCATCGACGCTCAAGGATTCTCTATGGAAAACGACGAGTTCAATGTGGTGCTGTCGTGGGGGATGCGGGGTGAGTCTATCACCATCGACAAGTCGGATATGATATTCTCCATCGACGGCTATTACTATTTCGTCTTCGATACGTCGCCTATGGCAGGCAAGGTGACGGCCAGATGCACCTATTACGTGCCTGACTTCGACTGTCCTGACGGCCTGCGCACGGAGGTGGACACACAGCTGCTGTGCTTCATCGCCACCACACCGCTGCCGAAGTTCGCTTGTGTTCCTGCTCCGTCGTGTGAGCATAAGGTCACATACGAACGTAGCGACCAGAGCGACGTGGCCAGCGACTACCAGTATCTCGCCAGCGTAGAGGGTGACCGCTTCATCACGGCAGACACTCAGTATATACTTGTGTTAAAGACAGCCGAAAATCAGGAAGGATAATCATTAAAAATACAGAATATGGAAACGACTTACAGACTTTCGCAGACCGGTAAAGAAGTGCAGGCACTTCTCGACCAAGTAACCCCAAACCAGGAGGCCATCGCTCAGGAAACCACCGACCGTGAGCAGGCAGTTGAACAAGAGGCTGAACGTGCTCAGCAGGCTGAGCAGCAGCTTCAGGAAAATATCGACACAGAACAACAGGCTCGTATCAATGCCGTTTCATCGGAACAATCCGCACGTATCGCCGATGTCGATGCCGAAGAGACCCGCGCTAAGGCAGCGGAGGCACAGCTTCAGCAAAACATCGATGCTGTGAGTCAGGGTGGCAGTGCTGCCGTGACCGCTGAGCGCGAACGTGCTCAGGCCGTTGAGCAGACTTTGCAGCAGAACATCAACACTGAGACGAGCAACCGTATCGCCGATGTCGACGCGGAAGAGACCCGTGCCAAGGCAGCTGAGCAGACCAACGCACAGGCTATCAGCAATGAGGTTACCCGTGCCGAAGCCGCCGAGCAGACGCTACAGCAGAATATAGACGCGGAAGAGACCCGTGCTCGTGGTGCTGAAGGAACACTCCAGACAAACATCGACACGGAGGCTTCTACCCGTCAGAGTGCCGACACCACCTTACAGAACAATATCGATGCCGAAGAGACCCGTGCTCGTGCTGCCGAAGAGCAGAACGCTACAGACATCGCTGGTATCAACGCAAAGATTCCCGTTGCCGCCAGCGCACAGAACCAACTCGCTGACAAGAGCTTTGTCAACAGCAGCATCCAGACCGCCACGGCAGATTTCAAGGGTACGTTCAACTCCCTGGCTGAGTTGCAGCAGGTATCTGCCAATGCAAACGACTACGGATTCGTCGTCAGCAAGGATGCAGAGGGTAATACCGTCTATTCCCGTTACAAGTACGTGGAAGGAACCGGATGGGTGTTTGAGTACAACTTGAACAACTCCAGCTTTACCGCCGCTCAGTGGGCAGCTCTCCAGTCAGGCATCACAGCTCTGTTGGTTCAGAAATTGACAGACCTCCCGACCTATCAGGCATTGATGCAGCTGATAGGTACCAAGCAGGATGTTCTTCACTTCGACACCCAGCCGACGCAGAACAGCACGAACCCTGTGCAGAGCGGTGGTGTCTTCGAGGCCCTAACACACAAGCAGGATGCCTTGGAGTTCGACGAGGTACCGACGCAGTATTCCCGTAATCCTGTCATCTCCGGCTCACTCTATAACATCTTCCAGGCTATTAACAGCCTGTTCCCTTCTGCCGCATCGTCACAGAACAAATTAACCGACAAGCAGTATGTGGATCAGACTGTGGCGACTGCCGCTCCCGACTTCAAGGGTGTCTATACGAGTGTAGAGCAGCTGAATGCCGTGACGGGTATGACCGTCAACGACTTCGCTTTCGTCACCTCTACCGACAGCGAAGGCAACACCATCTACAGCCGCTATCACTACAGCGGTTCTGCTTGGACACTTGATTTCTCCTTTGCCAGCAATGCCTTCACAACGGCTCAGTGGACGGCCATCAACAGCGGCATCTCCGCTCTGTTGGTGCAGAAGTTGGCAGACTTGCCGACTAACACAGAGTTGACCGCGGCCCTCGCAACCAAACAGGGTGTGCTCACATTCGACAGCACACCAACGCAAGGTAGTCAGAACCCCGTCACCTCTGAGGGCATCGCCAACGCCATCCTCGCTGCTGCCGGTGTGCAGTTCATTGATGTTACAACCTTGCCTGGTCAGGTATTACCGACGGCCAGTTCCGACACGATGGGTAAGATTTACCTCGTTCCGCAGGGACAGAATGCCTCTGATTGGTATGTGACTGTCTATGATGCTAATCACGATCCTGTGTATTATTGGAAGCAGGTGAACACCACCAGCGTTGACCTCTCCAACTACTACACGAAGCAGGAGGTGGACACTAAGGACACACGATTGCAGACGCAGATCAACGAGCGTAACGTGACCGTTCAAGCTAACGACGTTCCGACCACAAGTACGCTGACCTACACCAACGCCCTCGGCGAGACAGCCAACCACATCGTCGGCGACCGTCGTGTGGTGCCTAACCAGGACAGCATCAGCGGCTACGACTCCTATATCCTCTTGCATATCGCCAACGGAGAGGCCACATGGAGTGCCGACGGCGGCAATACAGACATCCGTCAGAAGTTGTGGATTAACCTGAACTCTAACCAGACGGGAGACACCTCGCTCAATGGTGTCAGCGTGAAGGTGGAAGCCGACAACGAGACTATCCTTGACACCACATGGTCAGGTGAGACACTGTTCTGCCGTATATCTCCGCTGAAGCAGGTCGTGGTGACTGTCGGTTCTAAGACTGGCTACTATCTGGCCAGCAATACGCAGTCGTTCGAGAGTGCTGTGGCAGGCGAGCGCACGCTGAACTTCAACTATGAGACGTGCGTGGTGACCTTCCAGCCTACCTCTAACCAGGGTGCAGGTGACAGCACCATCGAAAGTGCAACGGGTACGATCAACGGTGTGGCCGTGAACTACGGTGAGTCGCTGAAGGTCGCTATGGGTCAGAGCATCACCGTGACGTGCGATGCCATCACCAACTACGTGACACCAGCCAACTATACCGGCACCGCTGCCACCGCACAGCTCACGCCTTCATTAGTCTATCAAACCACTCTCGTGACTATCTCATGGGAGTCGAACCTTGGCACTGATCCAGTGATTGCGGCTGTTCAGGCAACCGTGGCAGGTCGTACCGTCAGCAGCGGCGAGACCATCAAGGTAGCTACAGGTTCATCAGTCGCTGTTGTCTTCCCAGACGTGGAGGGTTACCGCACACCGAGCATCGCCACATTTACCGCCGAAGGTACGACCGTCGTGAAGCCTACCGTGCAGTATTCTACCGATGTCTATACCGTCAGCATCGACAGCAACCAGAGCGACAAGACTGATATAGCCAATGTTGCCGTGACCGTGAACGATGGCGTGGAAGACAAGACACTGCACGATGGTGACACCGTGAAGATTCCAACGGGAACCGTACCAACTGCGACGGCTACCACCATCAACGGCTATCGCAAGACCATCACTGTCAGCTCGACTAACAAGACAATCAGCGTCCAGTATGACACAACCTTGGTCAGCATTAACGCCACATCGAACCAGAGCACGCAGCAGATTATCGATCCTGTGCTGACGGGTCTGACGTTTGAGATCAACGGCACAGAGGTAGCCGCTGGTACGGCTGTGAAGGTGCCGACTGGCAGTGAGCTGACCATCGTATCGCCCGACATCGCCAACTATGCGAAGACCGTCACCGCTGCTGCTACAGCCGAAGGCGTAAGCTATATGGCCACCGTCGCCTACACCACCACACTCGTCACACTTAACATGGTGTCGGACGTGGCAGGCGTGGAGACATCGGCCCCGACGGGTGCAAGAGGTACGGTCAGCTATTCAGGAGGTACGGATCAGACCATCGCCAACGGCGAGTTTGCCAAAGTGCCGACGGGTACGGCCTTCACGGTGACTTATGTTCCCGTGACGAACTACGGCACACCGACGGGCTACAGCGGCACTGCTTCTGGCACATCGATGACCGCCACGAAAGCAGCCTATGTGCAGGGCGTGGTGGTTGTGAACCTGAGCATGAGCGACAGCGACGCAACGGCTCTGGCTCTCGCAGGTGCTACCGTGTCCATCAACAGCGGTACGCCGATAGCCTACACAGGTGCGCCGATTCCAGTGGCTCCGCTGAGTAACGTCACCGTCCACTTCACTGACGTGGAGGGTTACGCCACACCAGCCGACCAGACCTTCATCATGCCTACGGGTACAAAGACCGTCAGTGCCTCTTACGACACCACTATCTTCACCGTCTATATTACCTCGAACCAGAACCCCGACGCGACGATTGCCTCTAAGAAGGTGAGCGTGACCTATACGGGCCTCGCCACACCGAAGGAGGTGGCCAACAACGGTACGGTCAAAGTGCCGACAGGTCTGACACCGACGGCCACCGCTCCCGACGTGACGGGCTATGCGAAGGAGATCACCGTGCTGGCTGCTTCGCGCATCATCACCTGTGCCTATCAGACCACGCTCGTCAGTGTGGAGATGGTCGGTGAGACCAGCGGTGTGGAAGGTGCTGCCCCGACGGGCGCACAGGCTACCGTCAGCTATCAGGGTGGTGCTGACCAGGTGCTGACCAGCAACTCGCAGACGGCCAACGTGCCGACGGGTACGGCCTTCACCATTACCTATGCTACGGTGAGCGGCTATGCTACGCCTGCCACCTACAGTGCCACCGCAGCAGGCACCTCGATGACTGCTACCAAGGCAAAGTACATCTATGGTGCACTCCAGCTGACCGTCTCGATGTCTGACAGCGACGCTTCGGCTCTGGCCAATGTCGCTCCTGAGATCAGCATCAATGGAGGCACACCGGCAGCAATGACGGGAAGCGCAGGGACATTCACCGCCAATCTCGAAGTGGGCGACACCTATGAGATTACATTCAACTCCCTTGTTGAAGACGGCTATCAGACTCCAGCCCAAATCACCGGCACGTTCGGTGGTGGTGTGGAGACGAAGAGTGCCACCTATCAGACGGACATCTACACTGTCTATGTGACTTCTAACCAGTCGCCAGATACGACGATTGCCGCCAAGAAGGTGAGCGTGAGCTACACAGGACTGACCATCGCCAAGGAGATAGGCAACAACGGCACTGTCAAGGTGCCTGCCAACCTCACACCGACGGCTACGGCTGACGATGTGACGAACTATGCCAAGACCGTGACCGTGCTGACTGCCTCCCGCATCATCACCGCTGCTTATGAGACCACCGTGATATCTGTGAACATGGTCGGTGAGAATGGCGGCGTGGAGGGTGCTGCCCCGACGGGTGCTCAGGCAACCGTCAGCTACCAGGGCGGTACTGATCAGGTGCTAACCAGCAACTCGCAGACCGCCAACGTGCCGACGGGTACGGCATTCACCATCACCTATGCCAACGTGAACGGCTACGCCACGCCTGCCGCTTACAGCGCAACGGCTACCGGCGCATCGATGACCGCCACGAAAGCCACCTACGTCTATGGTGTGCTCCAGCTGACAGTCTCGATGTCAGACAGCGACGCAACAGACCTCGCCAAGGTTGCTCCGATGATCAGCATCAACAGCGGCACAGCAGTAGCCATGACCGGCAGCGGTGGCGTGTTCACCGCAAGTCTGGAGGCTAACGATACCTATGAGATTACCTTCAACTCATTGGTGGCCGACGGCTATCAGACACCTTCTGCCATCAGCGGCACATTCCTCGGAGGCGTGCAGACTGAGACGGCTACCTATCTGACCACCATCCTGACACTCACGAGCATCGTGACCACGAAGGACGGCAATGTGCAGGGCACTAACCCGCAGGGCGCAGGCGTGACCGTCGCCTATACGGGACAGACCGCACCAGCCACGCTGACCACCATCAATGACACGGTGAAGGTGCCGAGTAACCTCACGCCGACCATTACGGCTGAGACCGTCTATGGCTACACCGCCACGGCCACGGAGAGCAGCGGCAGCATCACACTGACCTACGCCACCATCGCCTACACGCTGAACGTGGGCACCAACCAGGCCAGCAACACCGACATCGCCTCGACGGTGATCCGTGTCAGTGCGACGGGCATATCAGCCAACGGCTATCTCGACTTCACGGGCGCACAATCATCTGTAGAGGTGCTGGTGCCTTCAGGCGTGAATCCGACAGCTGCCTGCCAGAGCGGTGCGCCGAGTGCCAATGAGTATGCCGAGAGCATCACCGTTGACACCACAAACCACACCATCACGGCACTGTACTCTACCGAGGTGCTGACCATCAGCATCACGAAGGATGCCGGCGACGGCGACCTCTCTACATGCTCGGTGGCAGTAACCAACGGTGGAACGACGCTCGGTACGCTGACGAATGCCAGCCCGACACTGAAGATTGCCTACGGCATCAACTACACCTGTACGCCGTCAGCCCTCGCTGGTTACACAGCACCCGCTGCCGTGACCAAGAACTGGGCCGACACCACTGCGAAGTCGCTCACCTTCGAGTACGTCGAGCAGGCAGGCTTCGTTGACCTCGGACTGCCAAGCGGAAAGAAATGGGCCATTGGTAACTTGGTGAAGGATTCGCAAGGCAACTACTCAATAGGTGCTGAGACAGACTGGGGAACCTACGTCTCATGGGGCAACATCGTGGGGCACAACGAAGGCGAAGGTTACAACTTCGACCAGACAACCTACAACAGTACGACTGGCGCAAGTGTCTCTGCCGACATCCCCAGCAATGATGCGACGCACGACATCGCACTGGCTACGCTTGGAACGCCTTGGCATCTGCCGACGAAGGAGGACTGCAATGAGCTGTATGACAACACCGACTCTGAGTGGGTGGCTGACTATAACGGCACGGGAGTCGCAGGACGTAAGTTTATGAAGAAGACAGACCACTCGGTTTACGTTTTCTTCCCCGCCTCGGGCCTCTACAATGGTACGTCGCTCAGCAGTCGCGGGACGAACGGCTACTATTGGTCTTCATCGTTCTACAGTGCTACGAACGCCTACTGCCTGGACTTCAATAGTTCTTCAGTTTATCCTCAGTACAACGGCAATCGCCGCTACGGGTTAGCGGTTCGGCCTGTTCAGTAATTTGCCTTTCACCGGCATTTCACCATTTGGCACATACAGGCTCGCCACAAGCGAGCCGTGCCAAATGAGGAAATGACGAAACAAATAAATAAAATAGAAAAGAAATATGAAACTTTCAGCAGCGTTGGAATATGAGAATATCCGACGCAATCCAGCAGACTGGAACAAGATATATCTTAACCACGACGGCAAGTTCTTCCATGCTTACGAATGGTCGGCTTGGCTCATCAAGACGGTGGCCTGTACCGAGGAGTTCCAGAAGCAGCGTGGTGACGCGAAGATGCTGACGGCCATGCTCTACACCACCAAGAACTCAGAGTATGTCATCACGGGATTCCCGCTCGACAGTATCGGCAAATACATCCCTCAATATGTATCGATGAATCCCGTCGAGGACGGCGGCGGTGATCTCATCATAGAAATTGAGCTGCCGCAGGAATGGGAAGGTATGACGCAGGAGCAGATGGAAGATGCGTTCAGGGAGTGGCGCGGCCAGCAGCCCGTGAAGGAGCCGAAGGGCAAGGGCACGTCACAGAACCACGCTGCAAGGACGGCAGAAAGCCGAAGCGGACTGTTCAGCATCATGTCGCAGGTGCTGGCATGGCCCACAGAGAGTAAGACACCGATGGAGAACGCTGCCTTCATAGCCGACCTGAAGGCGCAGCTCATCTCATTGTTATAACAAACAAGAAAAAGGCTATTCAGAATTAAAGGCAAATTCATAGGTTGTCCGTCCGGCGCAAGTCGGAAAAATACAAGACCAATGATGGCTTCCGCACAGACGGATTCTTTCTTACGGTCGTGTCAGGTGGCAACCGCATTAACGAGGTTTTCTTCCCCGCCTCGGGCAACTACAATGGTACGTCGCTCAACAATCGCGGGACGAACGGCAACTATTGGTCTTCATCGTTCAACAGTGCTACGAACGCCTACAACCTGAACTTCAATAGTTCTTCAGTTAATCCTCAGAACAACAACAATCGCCGCAACGGGTTAACGGTTCGGCCTGTTCAGCACTTGCCAAATGAGAATAGTCGAAGCAAGACACGAGAGAGGATAGTATGGCCTACCGACTAACGCGCGACGCGCTGATGCTCGACCTATATGCAGCCTTCATCTGTGCGAAGCGGCACAAGGCGAAGAAGCCCTACGTGCTACACTTCGAGCGAAACCTGAAGGAGAACATCGAGAGCCTTTGTGACGACCTGTGGACGCGACGGTACAAGCCGGAACCCTCTACGTGTTTTGTCATTCAGCGACCTAAGAAACGGGAGGTCTTCGCCGCACAGTTCCGTGACCGCATCGTGCATCATCTTTATTATAACTACACGCACGAGCTGTTTGAGCGCACCTTCATCCAAGACACTTATTCATGTATAGCAGGCCGTGGCACTCACTACGGCATAGAGCGCATGACGCAGCACATACGGCGAGAGAGTCACAACTGGACGCGACCGTGCTATGCCCTGAAACTCGACATTCGGGGCTATTTCATGCACATCAACCGCCGTCGGCTGCTTGACATCGCAACGGCATCGCTGACGAAGATGGCAGACCATCAGGCCAACGGAGGCATGAAGTGGCGCGACGTGATAGACATGGACTTCATCCTGTGGCTCACCCGCGAGATTGTGCTGCTCGATCCGTCAGACGGTTGCCGATACGTGGGCAGTCCGTCGGAGTGGGAGGGTGTTGACGCATCGAAGCTGATAGTGAATGCGCCCGTCGATTGCGGTATGCCGATTGGCAACCTCACCTCACAGCTGCTGTCGAATGTCTATCTGAATCCTTTTGACCAGATGGTGAAGCGGCTGCTGAGGTTTCTTCATTATGGCCGCTATGTGGATGACTCCGACACCATCAGCTCCGACCGTCAGCGTCTCGCGGATGCCATCCCCGTGATGCGCGATTTCCTGAAAGATGAACTATGTCTCGATATGCACATGGGAAAGACGCAGATCATCGACGTGCGCTACGGTGTGGAGTTCCTTGGCGCATTCATCAAGCCATACCGAACGTACATCTGCAACCGTTCGCTGTCGAGAATCAAACAGGAGGCGGCAGACGTAAGGCACATGGGGCGCGGACAGGCTTTTCGAACTGTCAACTCACTGCTCGGAGTGATGAGCCACTACAGCAGCTACAACCTGCGGCGGGATATATTCACGCAACAGCATATTTTGCGTTATGGTACCTTCGACCGTGACATGACGGTGTACGAACTGAGTAAACCCGTGACGGCATTGTGCGCGTAAAGTAAATGTAATAGTAAAAACGATAGAGATATGAGCAAAATGCATGGCCCTAAAGAGTGCTTCGTGCCTGTTAGACAGGATGCGACGCAAGTGATTGTGAGTTACGACTACCAGGCAGACGGCAAGAATAATGCCTACTGGCAGGAGGTCTATTTTTGGAAGAACCGCACGGCCAGCCCGTCGCTGGAGCAGATCAAGGCGGCAGTGCTCGCCGACATCGACCGCCAGACGGACGAGAAGATTCTGAAGGAGTGCCCGTGGACGGTGCTTCACGGCAGCGATGCAGGCAAGCAGGTGACGCTGTGGCTCTCGGCAGAGAACCAGCGCAACTACTCGGAAGGTCAGCGAGTGGCGATGATCACCGAGGGTGCAAGCCTGCCCATGAAGTTCAAGGTCGGACAGAACGAGGACGGGACGGCTGTCTACGACATCTTCGAGACGGTGGATGAGATTACGCGCTTCTACATCGCAGGCGTGAACTTCATCAACCAGACGCTCAACGAGGGATGGGCAAGGAAGGACAGCATCGACTGGAGTCCCTACGAGCCAGACGAACCCGAAACGCAGTCGTGATGACTCCATCATAAATGTTTTTTCATTGTTATAGGAATTTTTAGTTTGTAAACTATTAAAAGTCTTTAATCTCAGCCGGATTGTTATAATAAACCATAACATCCGGCTGATTTTTCTTGCATTTTTCGTAACTTTGGGGACTGAAAGGGGTGCAAGTTTCTTACCATGTTCCAGTATAGTCATCGAGCCAGTCCGAGGATAGGCTGACGGTTGTCAGGCCGTTGGCTGAGAAGAGCGGTCCGGAGAAGGTGGTGATACGATTCTGTTTCAGCGGGACATCCGTGATGGTGGCCGTGCCGAGAATGGTTTCGTCACCTTTCTTGCAGTTGATGGCGATGTCGGCCATCCATTCAGTAGCAGCTGAGAAACCAAATATACTCAGCCGCTCATTGGTCGCTCCAATCTCAGACGATGGTATGTTGATGGTGATCGTCTGCGAAGCCGTGGCAGCGGTAGGAGTGCCGGCAACGTAATCCCATCCGTAATACCATTGCGCCGGTGTGATATTGAACGTGGCAGCATCTTCAGGGATGGCATCAGTGATGACGGCGGTGAACTTCGTGACGCAGCGTTCGAGGGTGACGTTTCTGGAGCCTGAAGACGTGGCGGTGACATCGAGCGCGAGGTCATAATAGAAAGTGTCTGATACCCTCGCAAATGCGATGGTGTGCGCGTCTGTGTCGATAGTAGCATCCTGGCCACGGGAGGCGATGAAATAGACGTGATGGGAGCCGACGGACAGATTGAGTGTCGGCGTGCCGAAATCTTCCTGATCCGATGTCTGATGAATGACAGACTGAGCCAGTGAGCCGTCAACGTAGTCCAAAACCCATAAATCCGTCATCGCCTTCCCGTCAGCTTTGAGTTCCGCTCTGGTGCCTTCGAATGGCTGTGACGATATGTCGAATCCACGGCATTGAAAGGTGATGGTCACTTCTTTCAGATAGGCGGTGTCGGCCTTGACGTAGATGTTCGTTTCTGCCGGTTCCGATTGCGGCAGAGTCGGTTCTTCGGTGGAACATGCCATAAAACACAGTGCTGCGATGGCAGCATGAAATAGATTTTTTTTCATAATGTTATTATTTTAAGGGTTAATAAAATATTTATCTCACCACGGAGGCACTGAGGACACTGAGATTTTCTTCCTCTGCGAACTCTGTCTATCTGTGGTGATTATTTCTCGAAGCGAATCACAAAACATTCTATGTCCGGGCGGACGGCATAGGTTTGGAACCGTGGCCTTCGGACTTCTATCGATTTGATTGGCCGACGATGATGAATCATGCGGTCATCAATAATCTCTACATGCGTGAACGGCGCAAACCGAGCGAGACCGATTTCAATCCACTGGTGTAGCATTGGTCGGCGGTCACACTGTGCAATCTTCCACGCATTCTGATCGTCGAGCGGTCGCGGGTGGTCGGGGTCGTAGGTGTCAAGGATAAGTGTGCCAACGGTGTCTGGCGTGATTCGCATGTAAGCCTCGCCATTCATGATGGACTCCGGCTGGTCGTAAATCTGTAATGCTTTCATTTTCGTAGTATTTTTAGTGAGTTAAACAACGATTTCGACGGCAAAGGTAAGCAAAAGAAAATGAAAGAAAGAATCCTTTAACATCATTTAGGTTTTTAGCCATTGCCAATCTCAGAAAATCTTCTTATCTTTGCGGCGTGAAACTCTAAAATTAAAGAACTATGAAGAAAGTAACATTTATCATGATTATGCTGCTGGCGGCGATAGCCGCAGGCGCACAGGGGAGATGGTTTTCGCAGGAAATGAAAGGCGATGAGTTGAAAGGAACATTAGATGCAACTGTTTACAATTATATTGTAGACGGAATGGGCTCTTTTGTCTTTTGGGGCTATAACGTTCCTCAATATGCTCTTTATTCACCGCTTGCACCGTTTAATACTTTTGTCTCTGGACAGTATATCGGCATGATAGTACATGTCGGAATATACGATGATAATGACAATCTTCTGGACAAATTTGATATGTGGCTTGATAAAGACAGGGGCCAGTCGGGAATGATAAGGACACGAAACGCATCAAGGATGTTCACGCCAGTCAAACAGGAGAAGAATATGAAGAAAATATTTACGGCCATGAAGAGCGGTAAAGGTTATATTAGGATTGTGGCAGAGCGATATGATAGCCCAGACTTCGACATAAAGGTTCCACCTTATAACGAAAGCGCACAATAGGGAATGCCCACATTGTGAGATTGAAGAGCGACCGCGAGGCCGCTCTTTTTTTGTGTATACCATTTTGAGGACATTATCGAAATGGTAAACCTAAAACGCTTTATTGTCCGATAGATATATGATAGGACTTGAAATCGACAACACTGTCATCGTAGAGCAGAAGCAGATACTTGAACAGGCTCTTTCGACGAATCCCAAGACTCAGAAAGCCTTGCAGAAACTCATTCGCAAGGTTATCATGGAAGCGAGGGAAAAGGTGTCAAGTGCTGCCAGCGACAAGATGAAGAACGACCCGCGAGGAGCAGCGCAGGCCGTGCGCACGTCGGTCTATAAGAAGATACTTGGTGCAAACATCAATATCTTCAGTTCTCGCAAGGCTCACGGACAGAACAGCTACGAACCACCACGAAAGGGCGTGAGTGGTCGCGGAGGCAACCGTCGCACACGATCAGGTCGCACCCGTCAGATCATGGGCTACGCACCGCTCGACAGAGGCTTTATTTTGAGATGGATCAATGACGGCACACCAGGTGCAAGAAATATTGAGTTCACACCAAACGACCGTCGCAAGGTGGACAAGTGGAACAAACACCCGAACACGGGAAATCGTGGAAACATAGCAGCCCGCAACTTCTTCCGTGGTGCTGGTGAGCGAGCCTTGGCACAAGCAGCCGACAATCTCGCCACGCTGATAGACACCGAACTCGAAGCGATGTTGAATAAGAAGTGAGTAAACCCCAACACACATTTAGCCCGATTAGTGAACGCCCACTAATCGGGCTTTATAGTTTATGGCAGATAGCATTCTTAGGCTCAAAGTCGAATCGCAAGAATACGACAACAAACTGAAGCAGGCGACCAATGGGTTGACCCGCTATGTTGACGAGTGCCGCAAGGTAGGCGGTACGCTCGAAGTGGTGGAGAAGGAAACGCTCGACTACGTGCGTGCCCTCGGACAGATGGAGACTACTTCGCGCACAGCTACCGGCAAGTTGGCCGAGATGAAGAAGACCTTTACGGAACTCTCCGCACAATACAAACAGATGACCGACGCTGAAAAGCAGTCACCATTCGGAAAGACTCTCGCTGCCTCGCTCGATCAGTTGAAGACACGCATTCAGGAAGGAAAGTCGCAACTCGACGACATCAACAAGTCGGTCAATGGCGGTGGTGGTCTGACGGGTGCGCTCGACAGTCTCTCGGATAAATTCGGCATGAGCATTCAGTCGCTTGCTGGTTGGGGTACAGCCCTCGCAGCAGGTAAGGCTGCTCTCGACGTGGCCAAGGATGCCTTCTTCGCGTCAGAGGCAACCGTCGACGAATGGGGCCGCGTGATGGATTCAAGCAAGAGTCTGTATGAGGGATTCCTGACGAGTCTGAACACGGGCGACATTAGTGGTTATCTTAGTCGTATCGACAGCATTGTGCAAGCTGCCCGTGCCGCTTACAACGAACTCGACAGACTGGGTACGATGAAGACCATCCAAGCACCACAGATGAGTGCCCAGCAGACCGAGAACGAGCGCATGAGGATGATGATCCAGACGGGCCGCTATATCGCACCCGTTGACGGTCGCAGGGCATCTATGCAGAACGGTCAACTGTTGACACCTGATCAGATTAAACGCATCGAGCAGCAGCTACAGGGTGGTATGCAGAAGGTGGTGACGCTCGTAGGTAATGAGGTTGCTCAGACAGGCCGCGCCATCGATGCCGTCTATAACCGTCAAGCACAAGAGCTCGGAATGAGCCTGAAGGAGTTCCGCAAGGGAACGTCGTCAATGGCTGAGTTCGACAAGCGGATGGCGGGTTACGACCAATATCAGAAATGGAGGCAGGAACACACAACGATAGACATTCAGAGCGGCCGCGAGACGGTTGCGCGAGGCAACCCATTCGAGCAGTTTGCTAAATGGGGAACGTTCCGCGTGGATGGCGACCGATATAACGACCTGGTAAAACTCATCCAGCAGCGCGACCAGCAGGCAGGACAGGCATACAGTATGCAATCGCAAGCCTATAGAACTATGAACCGTGCAGAGGGCGTAACTCTCCGCCAGATTATGGGCGGCGGTTCTGGTGGAGTCGGTGGTCGCTCTGGTGGTGGCGGCAACAATGGCCAGACATACGCTCCTGACAGCATAGCAGCAATGGAGGCAGATGTGTCGAACCTCACCAAACTTTGGAAGGAGGCAGGTGCTGCTGTGCGTGATGACTATGCGGCGCAGTTGGAAGAAGCAAAACTGCGACTTGATACCGTCACGGGCAAAAACAGTTCCATCGCTTTCTCTCCTGAGATGGCTGCACGTCAACTTGAAGTGGCACAGGGGAAGAATGTCGTGGAGATTCCGTTGTCATCAGACCTTACATTCGATGAATGGCTGAGTGATGTAAAGGCCAAACTTGAAAATACAAAAATCAATCCGATAGTTGTGCCTCTCGAAACGACGAAGAACAATGTGGAGGGTATCAAAGAGGCAGCAAAGGCTACAGCAAAGGTCGTGGGCACTATCGGGAATGCTTTTAATGCCATCGAAGACCCTGCTGCGAAGGTGGCGGCTACGGTGGCACAGGCAATCGCCAATATTGCGCTGGCTTACTCTGACGCTTTGGCAAAGACCACCGGTGAGAAGTTCAACATCTGGGGATTCATAGCGGCCAGTGCTGCGGCGATGGTTTCTATGGGTACTACCATCGCAAGCATTCACCAGGCTACCGGTTACGCCCATGGCGGTATGATTAAAGGAAACAGTTACTCTGGTGATAATATCGGTGGTCTGGTGGACGGCTCACAACTGGTCGGACTGAATGCGGGCGAGATCGTGCTCAATGCGGCTGGCCAGCAGAATGTAGCAGCCAATTTGCGCGGCGGTGCGATGGGTGGCATGAGCCTGAAGACGAAGGTCAGAGGCACGGAACTGCTCGTGTGGCTCGACAACTCGCTGGCTCAGTCTGGCAGGGGTGAAATGGTGACGTGGGGAACTTAGTTAATTGAAAATTGAAGATTGAAAATTGAAAAGATATGGGCGTAATATTAGGTAGAAACGTACTGATATACAGCGGTGGTTCTGGAACGAGTGCCGTTGTCGCAGCGGCTAAGAGTTGCACCATCAACATCAAGTACGACTTGATAGAGAAGGCATCTGCCACTCAGGGCGTGGCAAAGGAATACACCTATGGACGCTATGAATGGGACATGACCGTTGACCATCTCGTCGTGTCTGGCAATGAGTTTCAGGGATTCTCGTTGGCCGGAGGTGCGCGGCTGCTCATCAGCGTCGTGATCAACAACGTGCGAAAGAAGGGTTATGTGCTGGTTCCGCAGGCAGGTATCTCCGCACCCGTCAACGGACTGGCCACAGGAACCATCAAATTTCAGGGTGACGGACAGTTTGATATTACGACATAGGAAAGCCACAGATTTTAAAGATTAAAAAGACTGATGTTATGGGTTATACTTTGACATTCGTATCTCTCAGGGCTCAAAGAACATATTCTCTGCTCATCAACAGTGGTGGCACCGCCATTGACGGGGCAGCGCAGGCTTTTGAAACCGTCGAGGACAACAGCGAAGATTTCTTTATGCCTGTCCGTACACAAAGCGGCAGTTTCCGTTTCATCGGCACAGGAAGCGCAGGTCGAACGGCATGGCTCGCAATGATACCAAGCAATGCACTTTCTGTTCCCGTGAAACTGACACATGTGGAGAGCGGCAGCACCGTCATTGACTGGCAGGGCTACGTGCAGCCGCAGGTGTTCCAGAACGACTACCCCTACAACGGAACGTCTGAGCATGACATTCCCGTGCAGTGTCCGCTATCTGTGCTCGACACCATCGACATTGATACGGACATCAACAATCACGATGTGGTGACCGTCGGACAACTTCTTCACACCTATATCTTCAGTAAACTGACTGGCACGACTATTGGCAATTATTACATACAGGGCAATCTCGTCGTGACGCGATCACGACTGAACATCAAACTGATGTGGGCCAACTTCCTTGAAACGGACTCACAAGGAAACATCAAGCCGAAATATACATGCAAACAAGTGCTTGAAGAGGTATGCAAGTTTTTCGGATGGACTTGCCGCATGCACGGAACGGACATCTACTTCACGATGCCCGTTGACAACAATTACGGTTTTTCATCTTATTCAGGCGCAGCGATGACAAATGTGAACGGTTCTGGCTCGTATATCTCACGGCAGAACCTGACCATCACATACAAAATGTTTGTTGATACGGACAATAATGAAGAGGTAGTGCCAGGCATAGGCAAAGTGACCGTGCGGTCAGACATCAACGAACTGGATAATCTGATCGAAATCCCATACGATGAACTCTACGACCAGTATAATGTCGGCATACCTCAGAACTCTATCATCGTGCGTCCTGTGGATTATTATGAGCGCGAGGTCTATAACCTGATCCGTCAGCCAAACACCAACAGTGGCGTATTGGAATACCAGAACGACACGGTATCTTTACGCTGTTTCATGCCGACAGTACCAGGCATAGGAACCGATGCAGGCAATAACAAGAAATACTGTCGGTTCTTTGTGTATGATGACGGCGACGTAGGCAGTTATGAAGACCAGAAGATACCAGAATCCAAGGAGCAGTTCAGTTGGCGAAGATGTATTGAGGTGTTTCATTCATACCTTTACTCAGGCGGTAATACTGCCGACTTGTTCCGTATATCGTCGATGCAGAGTTTCGTCATCACAAACGGAATGCTGTATATTAACTTCAAGTGCGATCAGGTCAGTGCATGGATTTCAGAGAATACAGAGATTTGGTATGGCAATGTATCAAAATCATACTGTTATGCGATTGCAAGGCTGAGAATCGGTAATAATTATTGGGACGGCAACAATCGAACATGGACTACTAATTCAAATGCTACTTTTGAACTTCCATTCACATCAAGCGGCGCAAAGAGCAACAGAAGCCAGTACGGAGGTATTCGGGCACCTCAGTACAACGGTTTCGGAATACAAGTTACAGACACTATGCGAGGAGACATGGAGTTCACGGTAGTCGATGTGCCGCCTTTCCAGGTAGGGCCGTCTTTGTTGCGAATAGACATTAACGGATTCATGTCTATGCTCGACTTCGAGATCGGCTTCGTGCGTGGTGTCATCGAAGATACTCAGCATCGCGGCAACGAATACATCATGCGTGGCGGTAACTTCCGCGAAGAGACGAATGTGGATTTGATATTTGCTTCTGACGTGGCTTATGGCAGCGGTGACTACGTGAGACACATGCCGGCAGGTCTTGGATATATCTTGACCAATATTGATGTGAAGCCAGCGGCAACAATTCAGAGCATGTCAGGCACCTCTGTCATACCAGAAGAAGAACTGGCCAGAATCATCAGCGTCTATGGCTCCAGTACTCATCGTGTGGTGCATCTCGACTTAAACAGTGCGCTGCTTAACTCGCAGAACGGATCCGATCCAAAACCTACGCAGATGTCAAACACATCGCAGGAATTGTCTGACATCGGCAACTTCTTCCCTCTGGCCATCAGCCGTAATTGGCGTGACGATATAACAACCCTAACACTGATTAAGTTATGAAACTATCGAGGTTTAAGATACAGCAGATGATCGACGCTGGCAACGTGTCAAATTCACGTCGCGGTGGAGGCAGCGGTGTCGGAGGCGGTGGCGGTGTTTCATCCTCCTGGGTGGAAGAAAACTATATCAATAAGAAGTTCTTCAGTGCCATTTTCAAGATACTCAACGGTACTGGTGCAAGTGCCACGGAGATAGACCCAAACGACACAGATACCATCGAAGCCAATCCGAATACAGTAAACATTCAGATGATGTTCGGTGCTTGGACGGAGAAGTTCCTGTCTGCATTAGGCATGAATGATGCTGCCGGTGGTGGCGGCGGTGGAGGTGCTTCATACCTTAGCCAACTGCTGGATGTAGCCATCAGCAGCGCAACAAGTGGTCAGGCTCTTATTTTCAACGGTCAGAAATGGGTAAACCAATCTATCCCAGGTTCAGGCGGTACGGTCATTAGTGTGGGCATGAGTGTGCCGACGGGTCTCAAAGTATCAAACGGCACTTCACAGACCATCACCACCAGCGGTACATTTGCCCTCGCATTTGATACTGGTTATTCGATACCGACAATTATAAAGCAGTCAAATTGGGATGGCGCATATACATGGGTAAACAACAATGGTGTTGCCACGGTGGAAAAGACTGCATGGGGTAAGAAATACTGGGAGGCAGGAGCACCACAGAACATTAGCGGTGACATGACCAGCGTCGGTGACATCTCTTTCCTGGATGGCAATAGAAAACTGATGTTTGACTCAAATGACAACTTCCACATCCGCAAGATCAGTGACCGCTTTATTATCAAGGCGAACGGCACGGCAGTCATCAATATCTACAATAACAAGTTCTATTGCACCACACAGATTCACACGACTGTGGGACTGCTGAGTGATGACTATGTTTCGGCATTGTCAGACATCAGATATAAGAACGTGGTGAAGAAGTTTTCACTCAGTGTCGATGAAATCGCTGGTGCCTCGCTGATCCTCTTCACATGGAAAGGACGCAATGATGACCGCCAGCACGCTGGTGTCATTGCGCAGGAGTGGCAGAAGATTCTTCCGGAGGCCGTGGTGGAAGGCGAAGACGGTAAACTCGGCGTGGACTATGGCGTGATCGGGGCCGCTTCTGCCGTCAGCCTCGCCAGAAAGGTGAAGGAACAGCAGCAGGAAATTGAAATGCTGAAGAAGAAGAACATGGAACTTGAAAAGCGTCTTGCAAAGATCGAAAAGATGTTTGCCATCACAGAAGATTAAAACTATCAGGTATGGAAATATTTTTAATTATCATCGCAGTTGCAGCCATCGCGCTGTCTATTGTGGCCATTATCATGGCATCCAGAAAACAAAAGGTCATTGAAACGACCAAGGAAATCGTTAAAGAGACACAGATTGTTGACAGTCCGTTTACTTACGATGAGAAGGGAAAAGTCTACAGACTGAACGGAAGTCTTAAAGTGGACGGAAGTATTTCATGTATTAATAAGGAGGGATAGGCTATGGCAATTAGTGGAGGTAAAATATCGCCGCCAGTCAGCATCTATGATGTGCAGCAGAACTGCTGGGTGAGACTGGTCAGAACCGTCAACGGGACACAACAGCGGATTTACAGTTCAAGTCTTGGCGTGCTATGCGGTGCAAACGTAGGTGACAGCGTGCCAGCCGACGATGGACTTGGGAACTGGACTGTGGAAGCTCGCGGTGCCATCAACCGCTGGGCACGCTATAAGCCTGAGCGTATTGACGGGTATAGGCCCATCATGCACGGAAGCATGCTGAGTCAGACAAGGACGCGAAAGGGTAACAACTTTGGACTGGATGTACCATATTGCATCACAAACCCAAACCGTGGATGGGTGGCCGACGTGATGAATGGCATGGTGTGGGACATTCTGAATCGTGACTACGTGGCATGGGAATATCTGAAGCCGAGAGGTGACAGAACACCGCAGGGAGGCGTTCAGGAATACTATCGTCTGACAGACTTCGTGAGAATCCCTACTGATGATACCGATCCATACTATAACACTGTCTATGCAAAGGGCTATAATCATAATGCCCGTGTTCCTTTCGTATCATGGATGAATCAGTTGGGCGTGACTGAAAAGCATACGGCAGAGCGTGGCACATGGTACGAGTGCAACAAACAAATATCGAATGCACTCACCATTGTATTCCAGAATAGCATCGGTGACGATCTGCATCTTCAGGACTTTATCAATCTCGGTACGGATGCCAGCGGCAGGGCGTGGCGACCCGTGTTGCAGGTATTCAATGACTACACCCCAGCAGGCGGTACGGCATGGTATAACAGAAGCCAGCCAGACATGGAGATTATCGGCGACGCGATAACGGCAGACAGTGGCGGAACGATATGGAGTGTGTCGCTTCCACTCAGCAGCTTCCAAGACAACGCCAACGCCTTCTATCATCTATGTATAGGTATCGGCTATGTTAATGCTGGCGGCACATCATGGGGGAGCGGTAACGCACTGTTCCTTCTGCCCTACACAGAAGAGCAGGATGAGGATGGTGAATTTCCTTTCTATTATCAGTTCTCTGTGGTGTCTCATCAGGAGAGGAGGCTGAATGTGACTGCGCTCCAGTTCTTTGCAGACGGCTTGCAGCGATGGGAGAATGCCAGCGGTCAGGCTCCATATTTCACGATCCATTCGCTGGCTACCGATGTGATAGGTCTCACCATGACCGTAACGAAATATCCGAATCAGCCATTGAAGTTTGTGAAAGGTACGGACAGCACGACCACCAACTATATGAAGATAATCGCCAAGGAGATGATCAACTATCAGGAAACGCCGAAGTTCCTAACACCATCTGTTGGCCCATCACCTTCTGGCAGTCAGTCACCATGGGCGGAGAACATCAACGGTATTGACATTCCTGCGGGAGCGGCCACAGAGACAGTGACACTCTATGCAACGTTGAATATCGGCAGCATTCCAGTCGGAGGTTATGGCGAATATCATCTGCAAGCTGATACGAGTGCATGGCAGATGGATGACATCGGATATTTCAGCATTCGAAAGGTGCAATATGGATCATAATAAAGAAAATGTGTTTTTCATGGTATCTATTGGAAGGGCTGCGTCGTGAGATGCGGCCTTTCTTTTTGGTAAACCCACGGCGGCTTTTTGTCCGCATTGTAGAAACGACAAAAAGTAAGATTCGATATGACGAACGAACAAGACACTGGCTTGAAGTGGCTGAGCATCGAGGCCATCCACGCGCACTGCCGCATCGACTTCAACTGCGAAGACGCAGAACTGGAGCAGATGGGCATCACCGCCGAGCAAGCCATCCTCGACCTGACGCGGCGCACGTATGAGAACTTCATCGATACCTATGGCCGCATTCCCGACCCCATCTTCAACGCCTCGCTGTTGCTGGTGCAGAACCTCTACAACAACCGCGACGCTGCCGACACGCAGAAGAAGGAGGCTGCGCTCTACGGCTTCGACCTGTTGCTGAAGAACTACATGGTGCTGACAGGTGGCACGCCTATCCAAGTGGAGCGCGACGGGCTGATTGATAAGTTGACCGTGGTGCAGACAGAGTTCGATTTCGACTTTGGCGAGATCACAGACCCGACGGATGAACTCATCGAGGCTTACGACACGCAGCGCAGGAACATGGCCGCGCTTTACAACCGCTATGCCTTCATTCAGCAGCCGACGACGTACATCTGCCAGAAGTTCCGTGAGGCCATCGCCAAGGCGAAGGAGGACTGCGACGAAATCATCAACCGACAAAACGAATAGGCTATGGGGTACAGTGCAGGATTCTTACACGACATTATTCAGGTGTTGAACCGCAAAGAGGCCAAGACGAGCAAGTTTGGTCTCGACGGCGGCGGTATTGAGTGGGAAGAAGGCCCTTGCCTTCACGCCAATGTGGACTATGCGCGAGGCAAAGCGGCCATGAATGCCGGTGCGCTCGATGCCTATGCAGTGAAGATTGTGCGCATGAGGTACAACGCAACCGCCGTCATCAATGAACGCTCACGCATCAAGTACCAAGGAAAGGTCTATCAAATCATCCCTGAGACCTTCAACGCCAATCACTACGAGGACACGCTGCAATTCCTGATGCAGCTGATTGTGAACGACAAATGAACTAAACCCAGAAGATATGAAACAGAAGACAGTAGCAATTATTCATTTCAACACGCCGGAGCTGACCGAGGCCGCAATTCTCAGCCTACACAAGCACGGCGGCAAGGATTATCAGGTCTTAGTGTTTGAAAACAGCGACGCAAGACCATTCACAAAGAAGATGGACGGCGTGACGGTCATCGACAACACGCAGGGCCAAGTGATTGATCTTGACGCGGAGGTAAGGAAATTCCCCGACCGCAGCTATTACCTCGGATGCCCGCAAGGGAACGTCTTCGGGAGTGCTAAACACATGATGACGGTGCAGAAGTTATGGGACATTCTGCCTGACGGTTTCGTACTGATGGACTCGGACATTCTGCTGAAGGACAATATCGACTTCATGTTTATGCGCGACCAGTGCGTTTGTGGACACATCCAGGAGCCACAGCCTGGCAACCGATTCGGCATAGGTCGTTTGGTGCCCATGCTGCTTTGGATCAACGTACCAGCGTGCAAGGCTGGCGGTGCCAAGTTCTTCGACCCTGAGAGGTCAATGGGACTGATGGCGGGCGAGGAATATACACGCGGCAACTGGTACGACACGGGGGCCGCTCTGCTCGAAGACATCCGCAGCCATCGAAACGGTATGCACGGCAGACGAATTGACATCCGCAAGCTGATGATTCACTATCAGGCTGCTTCGTGGCGACGCGCTGGGTTGGCCGGGCAGTTGGCGTGGCTCAATGCCAACCGCGACCTGTGGGCACCTTCGACGGACTATGAACTCGGCGACCCTGATTGGAAACTCCCTGCAAACAAGGACGCGAAGATATACATCTGTGCCCATGCCGACTTTGATCCTGTGGTTACTAATCCCATTTATGAGGTTGTTGATGCTCGCGACGGTGGAGACACTTGTAACGGCCTGCCTGGTTCGTTTTACTCGGAGCTGTTGCACATGAAACGGGTTTGCGACCGCAAGAAGCTGCCAAAGATTATCGGTTTCTGCGGCTATCGCAAATATTTCTCATGGATGAACGACGTGCCAGAACTGGCCCCGATTATCAAGAAACACGGCGCGGTGGTGTCACGCTATTACCAGCGGCTCGGATCATCCGTGCGTGAGCAATACAAGACGGGTGTCGGCAACGTTGAAGACCTCGACATCGTGACTGGAATCATTGACCGCGACTATCCCGACTTTGCAAAGGGCTGGCACAGGAATCTCGACCGCCACTACTTGCATCCCGCGTCGCTTTGCATCCTTCCGAAAAAGGATATGAAGGAAATGGTCAACACCATCTGGGACATCGTGGCAAAGTACGTGAAAGAGACGGGCATTGACATTGACAGCCGCATATCCGAGAATCCTGAGAAGTATCACATGAACGAAAATACGTGGCACGCCACACTCGCCTTCCAGCGTCGTATCGGAGGACAGATGTGCGAGCGCATCGTGTCAGCATGGATTGACTGGAAATATCCTAATCAGAAGGAAGTGCCGATGATAACGACACAGGCAGCACTTAAACACAATGAGCTATGAAAAAGAGATATACCGTACTGACGTACATTTTTAATGGCTATGAGTTTGTTCATGAGATTGGGGAGAAAGACCCAGAAGCAGACTATGTACTGGTAACGGATGACCCTAACCTCACAAGCAAGACGTGGCGCGTGGTGTATTCTTCGATTCCAGGCTATTCGCCATTTGCCAAGTGCTACAATGAGCGTTTCCATCCATTCCGCTATGCCGACACACCAATCGTTGTGCGTGTGGACGGCAGCATCGAGATACGCCAGTCGCTGAAGCCAATAGTGGATGAATTTGAGCGTGGCAAGTATGACCGCTGTGTGATGATGCACCCATACAGAAACACGATGGAAATAGAGTACCGTGAATGGGTCAGAACGCGCAACTATCCGGCAGCGCAAGCGACTAAGTGCATGAAGGCGATGGAACGTTTCGGCTTCGACTTGCAGACTGAGGGCATGATTCAGGGCTGCTTTGAGATTGTGCGAAACGACCAGATAAACCGCGACGTGAACGACATGATTTTTGGTATTATGTGCTTGGTTGGAACGGGAAAAATGGAACGTCTCGACCAGACCTTCACCACCTTTGTCATTGAGCGGTTCTTCTCGAAGATTAAGCTGATGGCCGTAGAAGAGCCGCTTGTCACCGACGGACGGCTGATGCAATGGCATTGGCATAATTCTGACAAGATCATCTACACGGGAAAGCACATACCTCCGAAGCTGTTTGGCAAGCCTGTCAAGGTTTGGCGGCCGCAGTAAACCCAAAACCACAAAACGCACGAATAGTAAAAAGGAATAAGATATGAGTTTTTTCAGTAATCTTTTCAAAGCGGCTACGCCCGAGAATGCTATCATGTTGCGCGAGGCACCACAGACACCTGGTGTGCCTTCGAGCACCATGCCGCCAGAACCTCCGAAGATTGAGGGCGGCGACTATCAGGAGCGCATCGTGCCCGTTCGCAGTCCTGAGTCGGCTTGCTCGGTCAGTGCGGTCTATCGTGCCATCACACTGCGTGGCGACACGATGAGCGTCATGCCGGTGCAGTACCGCAAGAAGGACTTCGAGCGTGACAACTTCGTACAGGACATGCGCGGACTGGGCAAGCGCATCAACTATCTGTTGCAGGAGGAAGCGAACCCCATCATGACGGCTCCCGACCTGTGGAACCTCGTGGAACTGAACCGCACGCTGACGGGCAACGGCTTCGTGTATATCGAGCGCGACGAGTTCTGTTTCCCGTTGCACTTGTGGCTGGTGAAGGATTGCGGCTACAACATCAACACCGCCACCTACGCCAGCATCGTGTTCCTGACCGACAAGGGCTACAGGACGGAGGTGAACGTGCCGACCTCGGACGTGCTCCATTTCCCGAACAACTTCCGCTATCCGAACGGCTGGGGCAAATCGACGCTGCTCTACGCTTTCGAGGCCCTGACGCTGAACCGCACACTGCGCTCGCAGGCTCTCGACACGGCGGCAAAGGGCGGTCGTATCAAGGGTATCATCAGCGAGAAACAACCGACGCAGGGACAGGGCACACTGGCCTTCGGACTGCTGAACCAGGGCGAGGTGCAAAAGACTGCGCAGGAGATGCAGAAGAAGTTCTACTCAGGTCACGACATCGTTTCGATGCACGGCCTCGAATCGTTCCAGAACCTCTCCATGACCGCACAGGACATGCAGATGCTGGAGCAACTGGGCATCACCTACGATGACGTGGCCCGCTATTGGGGCGTACCGCGTCCGCTGCTGATGCTCGACACCAACAGCCATTACAACGACTATCAGAACGCCACGATGGAGTTCCACACGCGAACCATCCTGCCGCTGAAGAACCGCAACGAGAAGGAGATTGCCCGCAAGCTCATCGGCATGAAGGACTACGGCACCCGCGACATCCACATCTGCGAAGACCCGCTGATGGTGATGGATCCCGAACGCCGCGCGAAGGTGGCGCAGCTGAAGATGCAGGCAGGACTCTGCACCGTGAACGAGGCTCGACGCGACTTCGACATGCCAGCCGTGGAGGATGGCGACGTGCCAATGGCCAGTGCCAACCTCATGACGCTGAAAGCACTTATCGCCAAGAGCGACGCAGGCACCCAGCTGAAGCCCGGCAACTACACCGTTGGAGAACCGCCAAAGGAGGGCGAGGAATCCGCATGAAGTTAGTATAGCAAACCGCATAAGGTTAGTATATCAAACCGCAGCGGTTTAGTATAGAAAACCCAAGCGGTTGAGTATAGTAAACCCAAGCGATAAAATATAGCAAAGTATGACACCGAACCCGACAAAAGAGGAAATCGACGCTCTGGAGCGCGAAATCCAACAACAGAGAAAGAAGCGCGAAAGCCGCGTGCATCGCGCAGTAAACCCAGCGAGACAGTAACAATGGCCAAAGAAGAAATGATAGGAAAGCAGATTGCTGAGATAAACCAGCACATCCGCGACGGCGTAAACCAATGGGCAGACACGATGCTGATGGCCGACGCTGACCAGTGGGCAGTTCACCTGAACTATTTCCCACGCGACATCGTGAACGCTTGCATGATATTCCAGCACATCTGCTCGAATGTGGGCATCAAGGCTGGGCGCATCGACGAGGCGAAGGCCGAAGAATACGGCAAACGTCTTCGCCAGTTGGTCATCGACATGACAGGCTACGACCCGGCAGACATTGTGAGTCAGATGAAACCAAAGGCCGAGTAAACCCCAAACACTATTTCGCCCGATAAGTAGATAACATTTTCAAATGTACAACGAGAATATGAAACAGACAAGATTCATCCCAACCAATGACTGCGGCCTGCAACTGCGCGAGCCACAGGAGGGGCAGCAGGAGAGCCGCGAGATTGAGGGCCGTCCGATAGTCTTCGGCGTGCGCTCGGTCAACCTCACACCCTGGAGCTCCACACGTAAGGTGTATGAGATTCTGGAGCCTGGCTGCATCAGCCGTGAACTTCTCATGAAGTCCGACGTGATCCTGAATCTTAACCACTCGAACATGGTGCCCGACGTGCTCGGACGCTTCCGCAACTCGGACAAGGACACCCTCTCTCTTGAACTCCGTGGCGACGGCATCGACTGCCGCTGCGACCTGCCCAAGACCAACAACGCCAACGATGCGCTGGAGCTGATGAAGCGCGGCGACATCACCGGCATGTCGTTCGCTTTCGAGGACGATTACGAAGACACCGAGAATGGTGTATCGTATGAGCGCACCAACGACATCGAGGACGGCAAGGAGGTATGGCTGCGCCACGTGAAGAAAATCACGGGCCTCTATGATGTCGCCATCGTCACCCACCCCGCCTACGAGCAGACCAACGTCGGACTGCGTGAGGCTTCGGAGGCTATCGACAAGGCGATTGAGGAGCAGCTGAAGCGCGAGTGTGGCGACGACGAAGCCAAGAAGAAGGCTGAGGAGGAAGCCGCAAAGCGTGCTGCCGAAGAGGAAGCCAAGAAAAAGGCTGAGGAAGAGGAAGCCGCCAAGCGTGAAGCCGAGGCAAAGGCCAAGGAAGAGCAGGAAGCCCGCGAACTGGAAGAGCAGGAGCAGCGTTTCCGCGAGACCCGTGCCATGCGTCTGCGTGCCCAGCGCAAGCGTACCGCAGAAGAAATCGAATCACTTAATTATTAACCCTATAAAAACGTTTTTATCATGGCAAAAATGACAAAAGCA